CACCAGTATTCCGTACCCTTTTCTTGACATAGCGCAACATAAACGGCGATTTTTTTACGCTTGCCAGCGTCTGTCATTGTAGCTGGTATTTTGGTGAAATTTGCATTCATGCCAAGTCTTTTTAAATTGTGACTATCTAAGCACGATACATTGAAACCTAACATTTGGCAAACGAAAGAAGCTTTGACCATGCCGAGATTTGGAACTTTCATGAATAACAATATAGCTTCAGTTATGCCTTCAATGCTATCGTATCCGTACTGGTCAGCTATATGCATTGCCTTTTGATATAACCAAGCGTCATGTTCAATAGCATACTTTAAACCGTTAGATTTCAAGTTCCACAAACAATTAGCTTTGTACCCGTCGTCAATTACCTTTTGAGCTTGACCAGTACAAGTCTGTAATCCTGACTGAATAGTTGAAAGAGTAAATCCGATTATTGGCGCAACACTGTTGTTGTGCTTTGCTAGTGTTGCTATTTCTGTTGCGTCACGTTTGTACATTTGTTTTTCCTATTTTTTTTATGTTACTAAAATTATCAGTAAATCAAAACAAAAACAGTGTCAAACAAAAAAATGCAAATCAGTTCAACTTTTTTAACAATGACCATCTTATATAGGGGTAGGGGTATTCTGCAAGATAAATTGGGGATGTGATGTGGTGTCTGTTGTGTTGTGGGTATATTGTACATAGGCACCTCATTTTCTCTTCACTCGTAAAAAACCAGCCCATTGTTATACACATCATAGCGGCAACTGATTACATAACAGTTTCCCTATCGCTTAACGCGCCTTAAAATACGGGCTTTCTCGTTACGCTGGTGTAACGTGCAACGCAATCCCGTAAAACCAAGTCGGCATTACGCCTCTACGGGCGCATATTTAAAAGGTGTCGGGCTAGGCAGGGGCCACTGGGGGCCGTAGCGTATATATGCATGAACTCCTACACAGATCAGAAAAAATAAAGTGTTAACCACATTATGTATATAGTGGTTTACAGTAATGTGTGATCACAAATATAGTGTGATATATGTGCAACACAGCAACATATATAAATATAATGCAAACAATGTACGATTTAGTATTGACATGTTTCTGAGAATGTGTAAAACTATATATGTTAGGTTAGGGTAGGGTCACTATAAGTGATACACGTACAGTGATACACTTAAATACACACATATATACCTAAAATAACACTTATCTATAAATACATATAAGTATACACGTACAGTGAGTACAGTAATTAGTTGCATTTGTGCAATTAATTTAGTATTTGTGCATAAAAGGTATTGACAATGGCTAATAAATCTGTAAAACTATGTACAGACAATGTACTTGGTGAGTTTTATAAACATGTATTAGATGGAAAACTTGAAGAGTTACATATTCCCCACAGTGATGTATTCTATGTACGTGAAGCAGTACAAAACCATTATGGTAGGCCATTTACTTTGGAACATGTAGAGTGGGCTATGCGTGAAGAAGGGTGGACCGATGGCAATACCTGAACGTGTTAAAACTAAAATAAAAGAAGAAGGTTTGTCTGGTGTAAACAAACCTAAACGTACACCTAAACATCCTACCAAATCTCATTGTGTTATGGCATCAGAGGACGGTAAGTATAAATTTATTAGATTTGGTCAGCAAGGAGTAAGGGGTGCTGGCAAAAATCCGCAATCAAAAAAAGATAAAGCTCGTAAAAAGAGCTACTATGCTAGACATGATGCTCAAGGCAAACCAACAACTAAGTTGAGTGCAAAGTATTGGTCACACAAAGTTAAATGGTAAAAGGAGTAAAATAATGGCACCATTACTAATAATAATAGGGCAACAAATTTTTAGAGTAGCAGGAACTGCTGCAGTAAAAAAAGCAACAAAAATATTAGGAGGTAGAATAGTTAACAGAGTTCCTAAAGAATTTGCTAAGAAAAAAATAAAAGACGAACGTGCGCTGCAAAAACTATTGAATGAAAAAGAACCAACTACTGCTGAAAAGATAGGTAATCTTTTTGTAAAAAAACCTAAAAGGGTTAAACCTGATAGCCCAGGTAGAACAAACGTAGACGAAGGAATAAGCACAGGAAAAATTAGACTTAAAGGGCATGACAGAGGAGAACAAGTTAAAGGTGCAGGAAAAGCAACAGCAGTAATAGCAGGAGTAGCAGCACCAGTTGCACTTACTTATGCAGCACTAGCTAAAAAGAACATAAAAGAACTAGAACAACAACTTAAAACAGAAACAGATGAAAAGAATAGACTTAAACTTAGAGAAGCTATTAATGAAAAAGTAAGAGAAGCAATAGAATTCGACCCTAAAAAAGATAAAAAAACCAAGGGGAGGAAAGCAAAAGACCCTAATCAAAATATAAAAATGAAACAAGGTGGCCTTACTAAACCTAAAGAAAACCAAACTGGTTTAAAGAAACTACCCACCGCTGTACGTAACAAAATGGGATACATGAACCGTGGTGGTTTAACTAAGACAGGTAATACAGACATGCGTAAAGGTGGCATGTTTTATAAATGACAAAAAAGAAATCAGACCCTAAAGTAGGTACAGGTAAAAAACCTAAAGGGTCTGGTCGCAGACTGTACACAGATGAGAACCCTAAAGATACAGTAAGTATTAAGTTTGCAACTGTAGCTGATGCTAAAGCTACAATAGCGAAAGTAAAAAGAATAAAGAAACCTTACGCAAGAAAGATTCAGATATTGACAGTAGCTGAACAACGTGCTAAAGTTATGGGAAAGACAGCAATAGCTAATCTTTTTAAACAAGCTAAAGCAGACTTGCGAAGGAAACATAATGCCGTATCTAACAAGTAACATTCCGTATTTTAAAGCATGGGTAAGAAGAGAGTATACAAAGAATTTAGAAGACTATCAGAACGAGTTCCTACATTGTATGGTCGTGGCAGTAACAACGATGCCGAACAGGACTCTAAGCTTCCAAGTGATTTTTACAGGATGCGAGTCAGACGAGTCGGAAGAAAGCCCCAACATACACGGAGGGGCAATGTGGGCAAGAATGCCCCTGACAGCACTGGTAGCTGACACACTATACGAGAAGTGGCCTGAAGAGTTACCCCCATATTTGGCCCAACCTTGGGATTGTATGTCGCACTGGCACAGTGTTTACAAATTAGAACGTGCAAGTCCTGCCCCTTGGATAGCAAAAGTAGATGGTGAGTTTTATCCAGCTAAGTATTACTTTACTGTTGACTATACAGATAGTGAAGTAGCAGATGATCCTGCCCAACATAAACAGTCACATGTGTTAGAGTTGTTAGATGCAGGAGATTACACAGGTAACATGGTTGCGTTACCCAACAATAGAGTGAGAGTAACTCACCCTGCATGGTTTGAGACAGGACAAGGTGCTCCTGACTTTAGACCAAATCAACATGTGTTTCACTCAAAGGAAGATGTAGAGTACATCTGGGATACGCAACGAGTGTTTAATAACTTATATCAGGAGAAATAATAATGATGATGAAAAAGAAAAATGGTATGAAAAAAAAGGGCATGGCTCGTGGTGGAGCTATGATGATGAAGAAAAAAGGTATGGCTAAAGGTGGTATGAAGAAAAAAGGTTACGCTAAAGGTGGCGCACCTTCAATGAGTTTAGCTCAAATTCGTTCTGCAGCTAAATCCAAAGGTTACAAGTTAGTTAAAATATAAAATTATAAGTGGTCAACCCACACTATGCCAAGCAACGTGGTAACACCACAGGAGGATTTTAATTATGGCAACAACTACACTCACTCAAGGTATTGAGGAATATGAAACAGATATTACATTTGGTAATGGTATTGACGTAACAGGAACAGGTACATTCTCAGATAGCATTACAGGCACAGGACTACTACATTCGTTTGGCACACGTAAGATTCAAACATTTGTGGGTACACTTGCAGCTACAGACACAGGCAGTGCTTACGCAGACGGTGATGTTCTTGTAGAGCTAGGCACACTAGATACATCTGCTCCATCAGGTATTGTAACTGGTACTAAGTTCTTTATCCATCGTGCATTGATCGGTATTACAACTGCAGCAGGTCAAACACTTATAGGTAGCTTACAGCTTAGTGCAACATCAGGAACAGCTACCAACGCTGCTGTAGCTTCAGGTACAGAGATTGTAGGTGCTGGCGTTACATCTTTTAACGAACAGTTGAGTGCTACACAGTCAATTACTGAAGTTGATATCAACTTTAATAATACAGCAGGTAACTACCACATCTTTGTTCCTAATGTAACTGCAGCTATTGCAAGTAAGTACTTGTACGCAGCCGCTACAACTACATTGAATGCTGATGCTACTGCAGGACGGTTTACTGTTGAGCTAGAATATTCAGTATACTAAGGGGAGGAAATAATAAATGTCAACTTCTGTAGGCACATTCCAACCCGATACGTTACGGTGGAGTGTACAAACAAAACAAACCGTAGATAATACTGCAGGTAATACTAAACACTTTACCTGTACTGGTTTTAAAGTTGTACACCTTCACGCTGACCAAGAGTTTCTAATTAATTTTGGCACTGCAGAGGCAAACTGTGGTGACAATGACTTAGAGTTAGAAGCAGGTAATTACACTCTTGCAATACCTGACGCTATTGGTGATACTGTTATAATGAATATTTTAGCAGCAACTAGTGATAACGTAACAATAAAAGTAGTACTGTCTTAAAAATATTGTAACCCTGATAGAGTTGCATATCGGGGTTGCATAATAAACTATTTTATGTTATAACTAAGTATGTTATAACTACCCTTGTAAAGTAAGTAATGCTTACTTGTTAATATAAGGAGAATAAAATGTTTAAATGGTTATACAAAGTATTACGTGAAGGACACGAAAAGAAAGTAGCTTATTGGCAACTACACCATATGTCTGATAAAACACTCAAAGATATAGGACTAACTCGTGATGATATCTATAGAAAAATATACGACAGTTAAATAATTATAATGTTATCACCACCAATACAAGCTCTAGGAGGTTTAATTGTTTTTTATGTAGGACTAAAGTTATTTAGTGGTGGCATGAAAAGCATGGGTAATATAGAACACCTGCAATGGTTTCTAGGCAACCCTATCTATATGTTCATAGGTGGAATAGCAATGACCCTAGCTTGGCAGTCAAGCAGCCTAAGCACCACCGCTATTATTGCTTTAGTAGCGAGTGGAGCGTTGCCTTTACCTGCTGCAATCGCAGCGGTGCTTGGAGCAAATATTGGCACGACAGGCACGATTTGGCTTGCAGGTTTTTTCGTTAGTGACGGTATGCCAAAAGGTGATACACTGAGAATAGCTATAATACATACAGGTGCAAACTTAATAATGGCAATAGCTCTATTACCTTTTTGTTCGCAGATAGCTAAGTATGTCGAGAGGTTTTAATGGCTAAAAGTAAATCTACAGTAAATAAGGCAGGTAACTACACTAAGCCAGCCATGCGTAAACGTCAGTTTGCCAGAATAAAAGCAGGAACTAAAGGTGGTGGTGCTGGTCAATGGTCTGCACGTAAAGCTCAGATGCTAGCTTCTGCCTATAAAAAAGCAGGGGGAGGATATAAATCGTGAAGAGATATTTAAAAAGATTATGGTGTGCTTTAATAAATAGAAAATGCCATGAAGGTTGTGACTGTTGTTAAATGGCTTTAGCTAAATCACAAAAAAGTCTAAAGTCTTGGACAAAACAAAAGTGGCGTACTAAGAGTGGCAAGCCTAGTGCTAAAACTGGTGAACGTTATTTACCTACTGCGGCTATTAAGTCTCTTAGTCCTTCTGAGTACGCCGCTACAACCAGAGCTAAACGAAAAGGCACTAAGGCAGGTAAGCAGCATGTACCTCAGCCTAAAAAAATTGCAAAGAAAACCAGTGCCTACAGGAGAGTAAGATAATGGATAGCACTATAAATACAAGCCATGCAACTATCAGTTTTTTACATCTTGATAAAGTTGTTCCTGAATGGCCTGAACTTAAAAAAGAACGAGTAGAAAAAACAAAAGAATTACTAAAAGAAAAATCAGAAGTTTTTAAACACGAAACAATATATGCATATCATCCACATAATCAAAATAAATTTACTACTGAAGGTCAGATTGTAGATTTTGTTGTGGCATAAGGAGAGTAAACATGATTGAATATTTTATAATTGGAATGGTTGTAGTAATTATCTTAGGCTCAATAGGGTCTTAAATGGCACACTCTATTATTGATGACTACAAAATATTTCCAAGACTAATGATGTTTGTAGTTACTGTACTAACATATCAATCTGTGCATTGGTATATGTCTTTGCCTGAGCCTACTACAGGACAGGCAGGACTAGTATCTGTATGCATGGGTGCATTAACAGGTTGCTTTGGCATTTGGATGAACAAAGAAGCTAAGACAGATAGAGGAAGTTCTAAGTAATGTTATGGTTATGGCGTTTTTATTATTGGTTACTATCCAAGGTAAAGAACACAACACCCAAAATATGTATTTTAGGGATATAAATCGTTGTAACTATTTTGCTGAACAAATAGAAAAAGGAAACCGCCTATATTATGGTAGGTATATTTATAGGACAGATAAAATAAATGCGTATTGTTTGCCTATAATGGTTCCTAAAAATACGGAGTTTTGGGATTAATGTACTTAATAGTTTTAGTAATGATACAAACAGGACAACATAAAATAGCTTCAGATCAAATATTGTATCCATCAATGGAAATGTGTGAAGCAGCACGAAGTGTTTTAGTTATGAATTTAGAAAATACTAAACCTTCAGAAGATGCTGTTGTATTTTCTAAATGTACAATGCTTTCTTTTGAAGAGCATAGATCAAAGGTGGCACTATAATGATTACACTACTTGGAAGTTTAATAGGATTTGGTACTTCTTTTTTGCCTGAAATATTAAATTATTTTAAAGCAGGACAAGAACATAAACATAATCTTGAGCGTATGTCGCTTGAGATGGACATGATGGCAAAGCGTAATGAGCTAAAGTTAAATATAATAGATAAACAAGCAGAAATAAAAGAAACAGAAGGACTGTATAAACATGATAGTATTGATGCAGGAGGCTTTATTAACGCACTACGAGGCAGTGTACGTCCTGTCATTACTTATGTTTTCTTTGGCCTTTTTGTTGCCATCAAAGTAACAGCACTTATAGCTCTTATGGAAGCAGGTAATGATCTTGGTAGGTCACTGTCTCTTATATGGGATGACGCTACAAGTGGATTGTTCGCTGCTATAATTAGTTTTTGGTTTGGAGGCAGAGCAGTGTCTAAATATATGAAATCGCCAGCCTAAAGGAAAAAATAATATGACATTTAAATTAAGTGCAAGAAGTATACGTAAACTAGAAGGTGTAGAAAAAGACCTTGTAGATGTAGTTATGGAAGCTATTAAACTGACCAAAGTAGATTTTGGAGTTACGTATGGTATGCGTACTTTAGAAGAACAACAAGAGTTATATAATTCTGGTAGATCACAAACTATGAAAAGTAAACATCTTGATGGCAGAGCAGTAGATGTTGTCGCATATTTTGGTTCAGATATTTCTTGGGAATTAAATGTCTATGACGATATATGTGACGCAATGGCAGAAGCAGCAAGAAGACATACTGTTCCTATTAAATGGGGAGCAGCTTGGTCTGAAGGTGATATAAGAATGTATCAAGGAACTGCAGAAGATGCCATGAATGCTTATATAGATTTACGTAGATCAGAAGGGCGCAGACCATTTATTGATGCCCCACATTTTGAGATGATGTAATGGCTAGAGAATTAACAGAACGTCAACAAAAATTTCTTGATGTCCTAATGGAAGAGGCTGGTGGTAATATTACAACAGCTAAAAAGCTTGCAGGATATTCACCTAGTACAGCTAATAGAGAAATTACTAATAGTTTAAAAGAAGAAATACTAGATGTTACTCACAGTTACTTAGCATTTAATGTGCCTAAAGCTGCAATGGCTATGGTTAATGCTTTACATGATCCTACAGAATTAGGTATACGTGACAAGATGGCTGCAGCTAAAGAATTACTAGATCGTACAGGTCTTGTAAAAACAGAAAAGATGCAAGTAGAAGCAAAGGGTGGTGTTATGTTAATGCCCCCAAAACAAATACAGGATGACGATGACTAAATCTGTAGGTCAATGGAAACTACCCCAACCAACCGACTTAAAAGAAAATAACGAATGGGTTCCTATACCTCGTATATCAAGAACAATACCATTTGGTTATGAAGTAGACCCTAACGATAAGTTTATTTTATTGCCAGTTAGTTTAGAGCTTGACTTACTTGAAAAAGCAAAGAAGTATCTAAAACAATACTCATATCGTGAAGTATCTAACTGGCTAACTACAAATACAGGCAGAGTAATATCTCACGTAGGGTTAAAGAAACGGTTGGATAATGAGCGAAGACGTAAAAACAAAGCTGGCAGCTTACGCAAATGGGCAGACTATGCGAAAAAGGCAATCGCCAAAGCGGAAGAAATCGAACACACAAGGCTCGGTGCAACAGAAAACAACAACAACAATACAAACCAAGAAGACGCAGCCTAATACAGAACCTACTATTACGTACACTGCACCAGTTGAAGAACAACATAATGTTATCTTTAAACCGAATGCTGGCCCCCAGACAGACTTTCTAGCTGCAGGTGAACGTGAGGTATTATTTGGAGGTAGTGCAGGTGGCGGCAAGTCTTATGCGATGCTTGCTGACCCACTACGCTTTATGGGGCATCCAGCCTTTTCAGGATTGCTCTTACGACACACAACAGAAGAACTTAGGGAACTTATATTTAAATCACAAGAAATGTACCCTAAGATATGGCCTGGAATTAAATGGTCTGAACGTAAGATGCAGTGGACTGCGCCCTCTGGTGCGAGGTTGTGGATGTCCTACCTAGATAGGGAAGATGATGTCCTGCGCTACCAAGGTCTAGCGTTTAGCTGGATAGGCTTTGACGAGTTAACTCAGTGGCCCACACCTTTTTCGTGGAACTATATGAGGTCACGTCTACGGTCCACTGCACCCGATTTGCCTGTGTATATGAGAGCTACTACTAACCCAGGAGGAAGAGGACATCATTGGGTAAAGAAAATGTTTATTGACCCTGCTGCATATGGAACATCTTTTGATGCAACAGATATTGAAACAAATGAAGTATTACGTTACCCTGCTGGACATACCAAGGCTGGAAAGCCTCTCTTTAAACGTAGGTTTATACCTGCACGTTTGTCAGATAATCCTTATCTAGCTGAACAAGGTGACTACGAAGCAATGCTTTTGTCATTGCCAGAACAACAAAGAAGACAATTACTTGACGGTGATTGGGATATTAAAGAAGGTGCAGCCTTTACAGAGTTTGATAGAAACGTACACGTAGTAGAACCTTTTGATATACCTAATAACTGGGTAAAGTTTAGAGCGTGTGACTATGGATATGGAAGTAAATCTGGTGTAGTTTGGTTTGCTGTATCTCCTGACGAAAAATTAATTATCTATAGAGAATTATATGTAGGTAAAGTTCTTGCTACAGATTTAGCTGATATGATACTAGACCTAGAGGCAGGAGATGGAAATATTAAATATGGAGTATTGGACTCTAGTTTGTGGCATAAACGTGGTGACACTGGCCCTAGTCTTGCTGAACAAATGATTATGAAAGGTTGCAGGTGGAGGCCATCTGATAGATCAAGAGGATCAAGAGTATCAGGTAAGAATGAAATACATAGACGTTTACAGATAGATGAGTTTACAGAGGAACCAAGAATGGTATTTTTTAATAACTGCACTGAAATAATTTCTCAACTACCTGCATTACCTATTGACAAAAGAAATCCAGAAGACATTGACACTAACTCAGAAGACCACTTGTATGACGCTTTAAGATATGGTATAATGTCAAGACCACGTTTTAGTATATTTGACTATGACCCTATGGGTCCACCAACTAAAAATATGCAAGTTGCAGATGCAAAATTTGGATATTAAGTATGCAAACAACTTGTTTAAAATGTGAAACAGTTTATAATTCTAAACAATATAAATTTTGTCCTAGATGTCAACAAGAGGATGATTTTAATAATGGACCTTGGAAGGTAAAATAATGGCAGAAGATAACGAAGGTTTTATTGAGGATGACTCTGTTGTTTTAGCAGACAGTGATAACTCTGATGTAGAAGACGTAAATACTTCAAAGATTATACCATTTGTTATGGATAGGTATAGTCGTGCAGAAGATCATAGACAGCAAGATGAAAATCGTTGGCTGCGTTCTTATAGAAACTATCGTGGTTTGTATGGACCAGATGTTCAATTTACAGAGGCAGAAAAGTCAAGAGTATTTATTAAAGTAACTAAAACAAAAACACTTGCAGCTTATGGACAAATTGTTGATGTATTATTTGCTAGTCAAAAGTTTCCGCTAACAGTAGACCCAACAGAACTTCCTGATGGTGTAGTTGCAAATGTAAACTTTGATCCAAAAGAACCAGAACAATTAAAAGAATCTGGTTTAAATGAAGAAGTAAGTCCATATGGTTTTAAAGGTGACGGTAAAGAATTACCTGCAGGTGCTACAGCAGCAACACTGGCAGACAGCCTTGGCCCATTAGAGGAAAAACTAAGTGGTATAGATGGACTACGTGAGGGTATAGGTAAAACTCCTACTGCAGTTACATTTAGTCCAGCTATGATAGCTGCAAAAACAATGCAGAAAAAAATACATGATCAACTAGAAGAATCTAGTGCAAGTAAACATTTACGTAGTACAGCATTTGAGATGGCATTATTTGGTACTGGCGTAATGAAAGGCCCGTTTGCTGTAGACAAAGAGTACCCTAATTGGGGAGAAGATGGTGAATATAATCCTATTATAAAAACTATTCCTCAAGTATCACATGTATCTGTGTGGAATTTTTATCCTGATCCAGATGCAACTAATATGGACGAAGCTCAATTTATTATTGAACGTCATAAAATGTCACGCACACAACTACGTGCATTAAAACGTAGACCGCACTTTCGTCCTACTGTAATTGAGGAAGCAGTACAGTTAGGTGAAAACTACAATAAAGAATATTGGGAAGATGATTTATCTGATTATGTTCCTGACTATGGTATAAATCGTTATGAAGTTTTAGAGTATTGGGGTATGTGTGACACAGAGATGTTACTAGAGCAAGGCGTGGATATACCTAAAGAACTATCTAATGTAGATGAATTACAAGCAAACATATGGATATGTAACGGTAAATTATTGCGTATGGTTCTTAATCCATTTAAACCTGCAACTATACCCTACATGTCTGCACCATATGAATTAAATCCTTATTCATTCTTTGGGGTAGGTATTGCAGAAAATATGGATGATACACAAACTCTTATGAATGGGTTTATGAGAATGGCAGTTGACAATGCCGTATTATCTGGTAATCTTCTTATAGAGGTAGATGAAACTAACTTAGTTCCAGGTCAAGACTTATCAGTATACCCAGGAAAAGTATTTAGGAGACAGGGTGGTGCTCCTGGCCAAGCTATTTTTGGTACTAAGTTTCCTAATGTGTCACAAGAAAACTTACAGCTATTTGATAAAGCGAGGGTATTAGCAGATGAATCAACGGGATTTCCATCGTTTGCACATGGTCAGACAGGCGTATCGGGTGTGGGCCGTACTGCTTCTGGTATCTCTATGCTTATGGGTGCTGCTCAAGGCAGTATAAAAAGTGTTATTAAAAATGTAGATGACTATTTACTTAGACCATTAGGTGAAGGTTTGTTTAGATTTAACATGCAGTTTGACTTTGATCCAAACATTAAAGGTGACTTAGAGGTTAAGGCTCGTGGCACAGAAAGTTTAATGGCTAATGAAGTACGCAGTCAAAGACTAATGCAGTTTATGCAGATTGCATCTAGCCCTGCACTTGCACCGTTTGCTAAGTTTCAGTATGTTATTCGTGAGATTGCAAAGTCTCTTGATCTTGATCCAGACAAAGTAACTAACAATATGGATGAAGCTGCCATACAGGCAGAGCTTATGAAAGGTTTTCAACAGCCAGCACCTGAAGGACAACCACCAGCAGGTGCAAACCCAGCAGACCCAACAGGCGCAGGTGGCGGCACAATAGGTACAGGACAAGTTCCAATACCACAAGAACAAGGATTTAGCGGTAATGAAGGACAGGGAACACCTCAACAAGCTCAAGGGGTTGGTGAGCAACCAGCAGCAGTGGGGCCAGTTCAATAGTTATTTGGACACTTTAATACATCAGCAACATAGAGCTATGGAACAGTCAGATAACAGTACAACTATGTATAGAGCACAAGGTGCAATATATCAGTTACGTAGATTACAACTATTACGAGATGAGGTATTAAAAAATGGATAACATGCAACGTCAAATGGATATGTTTGAAGAAGGCGGCTTACGTGATGAAGGTGGTATGATAGATAAAGAATCAGGTAATGAAGTTCCTATTGGAAGCACTCGTAAAGAAGTTAGGGATGATATACCTGCACAAGTAAGTGAAGGTGAGTTTGTATTTCCTGCTGATGT